CCTGAACTCACAAAAGGGTTACAGGATATGCTCATCACTAACATTAATATCACTCCTAATAGACTAAACAATATCTTCATTTTCCTCCTTATAATTCGGCAAGAAATTCTATATAAGCCCCCCCCCTTAATAAACATCCATGTCCAGCAGTGTAACCAGTGTCTGTCATAATTAATACGCAACCATCAATAGTAGAACCGCCTAATGATAATGTTCCAGATTTTACTCCATCAGAGGAAAGAAAAGTGAAGGTACCTGACTGTCCTAATGTTGGTGCTGCTCTCATTGTTACAGTGGAAGAGTAAGCAAATACTGCATCAGTTGTAGCATAAGCGAAACCAGCCATAAACCAGTTTGTTGCAGTCTGTATAATTCTTAGGTAGTATCTCTGGCATAATGCCAGTTCCTGTGCAAAAGGTCTAATCTCAAATGGGGTTGCTATCGCACCGAGTTCAAGTTGGACTTGCGTGATATAGATAGCATCATCGGCTACACCGTCTGTCTGGTCGCAGTAGATTAAAACAGCGATATTTGCCGTGCTTGCCGTATCAATAGATACACCTTCAATCTTAAAGGTTTGGAATGAGGTTGTTAAAGTATTTGAGGCTGCCGTATTTTCCGCAGTCCAGTTAGTCGCAAATGATGTAATAGGTGCAGCCCATGTATTCACGGCATCGGAAGTTACTGCATCTGCTGTGCTAGACCATGATAAAATATTCGCTCTTAGAGAATGGGTATTATCATCTGACGCTGCCATTCTAGCTTGGAAAGATAATGACACAGTTCTGCCAATGAACCGCATTGCATCTTTGTTTTCTAGGATATTCAGGATGCCAAATTGCTTATTGGCAGTTGCAACCAGAAGTTTTATAGACGCAGTAGCACCAGTGGGAATAACCGTTGTTGATTGCGAGACATCCACAATATCATTTCCATCTGAAAGCAGAATCCATCTGTCAAGTAGAAAGGTATCATCTGAGTTAAGAGGCGTAGAGGCTGCGGTAAAGGAAGTTCCTCTTTGTGCTACCCTAAAACCACCGTTGATAATACCATTCCTGTTAGATTCCACTTGAGCGTCAGCAGCTACAAAATCCCACTTTGAATCTGCGGAGTTGTAGATAAATCCAAGATACAATGTCTCACTTATTACTGTCGTAGTTGGTAGAGCATATTCCAATGACCTATAAATGGCGTTCCAAGCTAAGGTTCTCGCTGTTCCATTATCTATTATTCTGATAATTAACTTATTGCCATTTGCAGGAGTTCCTGAAGGTGCTGCAAAAGTGGCTGTCTCTGCCAATGCTGTTACCGTAAATAAGTTTCTCAAACTCCCGCCTGTCGGAGTTGGAGTAGCCGATGATGCGGTGGTTGTTATTTCCTCTACTACGTTAGAGGTAGCAATGATAGTCTTGGTTGTAAGCGTTTGACTATCACTTGTCCCGACTATTGTTCCCGCAACACCATGCGTTCCTGTAGTTAAGCCAGCATGGATAGTTAAGGCACTTGATGAGGCTGCTCCTAAGTTAGTTAATGCGGTCGCAGCAGTTGAAGCTCCTGTTCCACCATCAGCAACAGGCACATCAGTTCCTCCCGCACGATACATTAAATTCCCTTCTACATTTACATCACCACCTGCCGAGGCACGGGTAAGAGTCGTGTCTGTAGCGTGACCGACATTTACTCCTGTAAATTGAGGACTATCACCAGTTCCTACTCCTAATGATGTTCTTGCGGTAGCCCCTGATTCCCCTACAAAGTTTGTTCCGTCACCTACAATGATAGTCCCATCCGTGACGGCTATTTTAGTTATATCATTGAGTTTTGCGTCATATCCTTGAATGTCACTTCCAACTACAAGTCCTAAGTTAGTTCTCGCACCTGGGATGGTTGATGAACCCGTGCCACCTTCTGTTACCGCATTGACTTTAGAATAAAACCATCTTTCCTCACCACTTGCCGAACTTCCTCCCCATGTAACATGGAAGGTAATATCCACATTGTTAGGCAAGCCACAAATAGTAGCATTACCAGTTGAATCTATCGTTCCTTCCTTTACTAATACATGGGTATCATCTCTGAATGCCTGGACTCTCGCACCTTTGGCTACTCTACCTTTCTTATCGTAAAGAGACGGTATTGTAAAACATCGGCAGGCGATATAATCTACAAGATAAGGATACCCGTCATTGGTAATCGTATCTATAGACCAGATGGTAGTGAAGTTCCAGCCAGAGTAAGTAGTCTGAAGTTTCATCTGGACTGTGGTCTTACCAGTTCCGCCGTTCGAAGTAGCTTGCCCAGATGTTTGAGTATCCCAGTAGGAATTGGTTGTTGCCTCACCACCAGTACCTCCTGTTAATCCGCCTACATTACTAGTACCAGTAACAGCACCAGTAGAGTAAGATTTATCTACCGAACCTCCTGCAACCCTGCCAACTAATCCTCCTACCATATCATCTCCAGTTACATCCCCTCTGGCATAGCAATTAGTTATCGTTCCAGTACCAAAAAAGAAATCTCCTACTAATCCACCTGTATAATCTATCCCTGTCACATCGGCAGTAGAGTATGATGTGTTTATTATAGAAGATGCCTCACCCATTAATCCTACTAATCCACCTGCCGAATAACTACTACTACTAACCGTGCCAGTAGAGTATGAATGGGTTATGGAACATTCGTTACTTCCAACCAACCCACCAACATAATATCCAGAGGCAGTTACAGTCCCAGAAAAATAAGAGTCATCTATTGTACCAGATGACCATACCCAACCTATTAATCCGCCAACATAATTTACTCCTGTAACTGCACCAGTAACATAGAAGTCAGTAGAAACAGATAGACCTTGTGTTACACCTGCTAAACCACCTACATAATCCTTACCAGTAATATTAACACTTGTTAATCCAATATCCCTGACAGCCCCAGAGGCATAACCAAAGAGACCTACCTCATCTTCTGTTGGGCGATTTATAAAAAGCCCACTTATTATATATCCATTCCCATCAAGTGAACCTGTGAACTCAGTACCAGTATTTCCTATTGGGTCAAATCCAAAATATGTTCCAGGATTCGCAGGGTCTTCATTCCAAGTTGAAGTAGCCGAAGCATCTATATTCCCGCCGAGTACATAACTCCCAGCGAGATTACTTGACATAGCTTGAAGTTGTGTTACAGTAGTAATTACGATACTCACATTAACGCCTCTTGTCCTAATAATGCCAATTTCATCGTGTTCTCTATCTTCTCATCGGCTAGACTTTCTTCTCGTATATCCACAACTTGATACCCTGATGATAGTAATCGTTCCTTGCCTAATAAGTCTCTAGCCTTCGCCTCGAATGTGGAATGATAATAACTTCCCATTATACGAATTGCTAAGTTTCGGTCTGGCACAATGAAATCCACGGTAGCACTTCCAACTTCACCAGAATAACCGAACATAGTCTCCTGTGTATTAAAAAAGATGTTTTTTCTGGTAAGCCATAGATAAACCTTTTGCTCCAAACTTGAAAGGAAGGATAAAGCATCTTCACTCATCGCCTCAGAAGTTCTCCTACAGAAACTTGAAGAGTTCCCACCTCCCTAGAAGCATCCCAAGTAACATTTTCATCAATATTCTCTATCTTCACTCGGTAACTATCCCCATTGACTGAATCTCCCGAAGGATAAAATAGAACTAATGTGTTCTTATCCTGTATAGTGTGTAAACTATCAATAATGGCTTCTGAGTTATCCTGATAAACCTTAATCACGAATGTCCAGCCTCGTAATCGTTTCGTGCCTACATCATAATCTAATTCTAGACTTCGTAATTCAGGAGTGGAAGTTGAACTGTTGGTCTGCCCCATTACAGCAAGTTTCATCCACCTGAACTCCAATCCCTCACCTGCATCATCACCAACGGGAAAAGATAACGCCGTAGGTTGTGGTGAAGTCTTGAATGTTCCTAGTGTCTGCCAATCAGAGTCATTATCTGACCAGTAATAGACGGTGAAATACTTGCCAGTATCACACCCCTTGGTAATCGCAGCCACCGAGATAGCAGTCTTAGTGAATCCTTCCAATGGTCTAAAGATGGGATAAATCATCTTTCCCGAAGGTGACACATACGTATAACCTGAAATCTCAGTAACATCGGTATTGAAATCAGGCATCATACAGTATTTGATATTTGTTCCTTCTCCCCACCATAGTCTTCCGTTTGTGTATAAATTAGACGGAGAATAACAAAGACAGGTTATTGCTGTGTCGGCAGCAGAGGTGTAAATCTGTTGATTCCCGCCTACCGTTCCGTGCCTCTTTATGATTGAACTCTTATCTGAAGATGAATTTTTGGATACAGAATAAACCATCCAACTACCATCGGCCATCCCTATCATATCAGAGATATAACCCTGATAACCGTTTGGAAGTCCGTCATCTTGGTCTGGGCCGATGTCTGTGACAATACCTCCAGCGATTCTCTTAATCCCTGACCCTGTAGAAACGTAGATGTACGAGTTCCAAAACATACCCGCCATGCCAGAATATGTGTGCCCTGGCAATTCCAGATAAGGATAAATCTCCTGTACCCAAGGGTCTATTGTCCATAAACCTTTACTCGTATGAAGGCAAAGTAAGGGTTCATCCGTAGCCTGAGACTTAGCGGTAAAAAGTCCATAAACCGTTCCTAAATAAGCCGTAACATCGCAAGTTGACCATGTTCCATCTATGTCTTTGGCTGGGGAATAATATATCGTATGACCAGAGAACCCGTATAGTTTATTATCGTGAAATGCCAGATAACCCATACATCCTGTTAAGGTACTCCATGATGTCCCATTAGAAGTATATATAGCCGCCGTAGCCGAACTAACCACAAGATATGTGGCGGTTGAGTCTGTGACCACGATAGCATCTATTGGACTGGCAAGACTACTATCCACAGTAGTCCAAGAGGGAGTATCCGCATTTGACCTGGCAATCTTGCTAGTACCAATACAGTATGTGTATTTAGCCAATGTAGAATCAGTAAAATCAATTATCTTGACTGGTGCTACAGTAAAACTTCCCGCGGAGTTTACATATGGCCCAAGGATGATTCCAGCATCATGGCTCCCGTCTAACCCCTCAGACCAGTAGCATTCCTCAGTTCCAGAGGATTCCTGGTACTTATGCCCTATCCCACCCCTCATACCCTTCCACGCCTCTACGGAAGCTTGTGTAAACGAAGAATACCCAGGGATACCCGTCTCAAAACGAGCAGCCCTGGGATTAATATTTCTTCGGATTATATTGCCAGTTACATCATAGTATTCGCCGTCTAGTAAAATTATACTCACTCAATTATCCTCTTTGCATTAGCATACGGAGCTATTGGAGGTCGTGCTTCAATCCTTGTTCTTGTCTGTAAACATTTATTGAATACCGCAGTCAGGTTATTGGACTCTACCTTTGAGAACGGTAAGAATGTAGTAGCCACTTCTACTAAATCATGTGGGGGAAGAAAGATAATATCCGTATCAGCACTAATAGAACCTTGACCACCTTGATATTCCAACTTGATTCTTAAATCCGCCACTATACTATAATGATTCTCGTCAAACTTTATCTTGGGTGGGTAAACCTTCAAAATCGTGTAATCTCTTGGGTCAACGATATTCTCTATTGGGAATGTGCCATCACCTACCGTTTCATCTTCAACGACGGTTATCGCACTGCAAGTTTTCCCACTTGTCGTGCCAGTAGCAGTTTCGCCAACCACGAATGTTCCATCAATTTCCCTGACTAGAATATAAGTCCCGCCTGACGGCCCATAAGAAAGAATACCTGTAGCCAATGATGTGCCACCTGTTATCGTCTCTCCTAAAGTGAAATCCCCTGACACCGTGCCTGTTAATTTCTTGCCTGATACAGAATCTTCGGTAGTCACTCTGTAAAGATAAAGACAGTCGGTAGGCAGACTATACTCGTAGGTATAGAGTGTATTCTCATCGTTACTCGTAGATTCCGCAAGTGTGATTGTGGTTGAATCAGATAAGTCAATAAAATATTTCCTCGCAAAGAGTTCAATCGCCTGATTAATGGCATCTCTTAATTCACTAACCGTGAATATCCTATGAAGTTCCAGACAAGATGTAGCATCATAAGCCGCAGTAGCAGGTGTAACAGTCAATACATAAGATGCCCAATCACTTGCCAGTCTCGATACTCCGATATTTGACCCTGCAAAACAATAAACCTCATATTCGCCTTTATTGAAATAATCGGCAGCCTTGGCATAGAATTGAGGTGGGTCTGTCGTGGCTACAGTCGCCGTAGTTGTTGACCCAGCCGATACCGTACATAAAACACAATCGCCAAGCATCCTAGATAATCTCTGTCTGATAGTTTTCTCGTAATTAGAATAAAGTGCCATAATTCACTCCTATTTATCGCCCACGAATTTCTCATAGAGCGTAAAATGTTCGTCCCTGAGTTTCTTATCATCATTAAGTTTCTTGAGAGCATCAACGATAATATCACTAGCCTTCTCGCCAATATGAATGCCTTTAGTTTCCCCTGTATCGTTATCCCATAAAATCATAGTGCCTTCTTGTCGAAAGTTATGTTTCTTATGTTCTTCCTCGCTAAAACTCAAGGATTCCCTAAGTTCCCTCACGATTTTGAGAGTCGTGAAATCACCCTCTATTGGTAGAATACTCAATAAGTTGTATCTTTCAACTATTTTTAATTCCATTTCTAAGTCACTAATGTGCCAAATATCGGGATATAATATGGTGTGCTTCCAACCAGAATCTTTATATGCCCGTCTGCTCCTAAAGCGTTATCACCAGTAGTCCCTGTCGGGTTCACATCACCCGTATAACAGGGTTTTGCAGCAGCACTCCCTAAAGCCGTATTCTGCATATCCAAAAAATACGTTGTACCACTCACATTCGTAGCATCATATATTTGCATAACTGATGTTGGATTAACCTTTCCATAGTTATAGATATAGATGTAGGAACTTTCCCCATTCAAGGCACTGCCCGTTTCCACGCCGAAGAATATTCCAAGTGGGTGAATATCTCCAATCGCAGTTAGGTTACTACCTGACCAGATACTCGCTATTACACCATAACATCCCTGCGGGTCTGAACCAACGTAGGTGCAATTACCAGCGAACTCCGTCTGCCCTACCAAAGACCTCATTGAAGCAGTTACATTGTTTGTGGAATAACTTGTTACTACCGCCCTGAAACATTCCAATCTTCCACTTGTTACTGCTGCCGAGTGTGCAGCATGAAGAACAAACTTATTTGCAGTTACGGATGCGGGCGTAGTGTCAGTGTTCTCCTGGTAGACCAGTATGTTAGATGCTACCCCATCCCAATGTAAAGGATTAGTAGATGTCCCGATATTTATTAAATTGGGTATGACTGTATTGGCTGCCACATTAATAGCAGTGGTACACGTTCCAATCGTAAGTGCAGTCGTTCCCGATAAACTAAGTTCGCCTATAACACTACCTTCACTTTGTATATCTCTTGTTCCCATTATGACCTCACTTAATTTTAAGCAAGGTGGGTACGAGATAATGTCTCGTACCCACGATTGCACAAAATTCTTATATTACTTTGATGCTTTCTTTAGAATAGCCTCTTGCATCTTGGTGTTCCTTGCCTTCTCCTCTCTGTCTATTTCTTCCTTAATCGTTGCCCATTCCATCTTATGACGCTTCTGCATATGGCGTTGAACCTGATAGGGTGAAGTTAAATTCGCCTTCGGGCAGGTTGCTAATCCTAGTGCGTCATAGTGAGCACGGTTGGGATTATCGAGATGGAGTAAGCATTTCAGCGTTCCTCTCCTTGGGCTTATGCGAGGCTTTCTTGTGGTGAAAACAAGACTTCCGTCTGGTCTTTTCTTTCCTAAATGTGCTGCCAACATATTGTGGTTACATATACTGCGGTCTCCTGTTCTCGTATCATAGATGTAAACGTAGCCAGCACTCTGCATCTTGGTAGGACTCATGTCGGTTAATGGTTCTGTCGCATCTAACCTAATTTCCGATTCTGGTGCTACCTCAGCATCCCTCATCTGCTCCTCAATTAAATTTTCTTCTGTCATAGTGTCCTCCTTAACTTATGTTAGTTCCCGTTCGACTATACTTTATATTTCTCTAAGCCTAGAAAATCCTTTACATCGAACTTGGTACTACGTAGAGAATCCGCAATACCTTTTAGTTCGTCAACCGTGTGTTCCATATAAGACGGAATCCTTAATTGATTGATTCCCTTGAAGTTGCTCGCCTTACCTATATCCTTACGCCACTCACAGACAACATCACCTCTAGGTACTTGTATTATCTGGTAGCGGTGAAAACCCCTATTTCCAGGCGATTGAAAGTTCAACTCATATAGGGCGATTGCCTTCTCGTTGCCTATGATGTTCTCAACTGCTGGTATTATGTCCATTTTATGCGTCAATCTCTACGCCATATAGGAAAGTAGGCTTCCTTAAGCCAAAACCTGAACTTGATTCGCCCGTAACATACTTTCCTGCCCTGAAAGTCCCCAAAACATCAGCCATACCAACAGTTGTGCCACCCTTACTAAAGCTCAATACCTCTCTTGAAATTGCCCCATCGGCTGATGTGCTTTCTCCTATTCTGCCCCTGTTAGTAGCATAGTCAAGATAATAAAGAACCCTACCAGCGATAAACACCTTGCCCGTAGGTACAACATAATCAACACCTGCGGTGTCGTGTAAAGTCTTGGGGTCAGAATCAGTAGCATCGCTTGGGAGTACCAATAGTTTTAACTTACTGTAATCCGTGCAAAGATAACCGCCGACATCGTATTGGATAGTAACTTCGGGAACGGCTAATACTTCAACACCGTAGAGTATAGTGGGGGTTCTAAGTTGCTGAGAGTTATGGGATGATTCAGCGGTAATATATTTGCTAGCAGCGAACTTCCCCACCACATTACTTGTGCCTGGATAGGTAGTCCCTTCACCAAAGGCAAGGACATCTTGGCTGATTGCCCCACCCGAAGTATCTGCCTCTCCTATTCTGCCACAGGTTGTATTAAAATCAAGATAATGGGTAACTCTGCCTCCTATAAAGACAGAGGTCGCAGGAACTTGGTAGGCGGCATCAGTGGTTACATCATACATAGCCTTCGGTTCATCATCATCGGCGTTTGCAGATAAATAAAGAACTTTTAACTTGCTGTAATCACTAAAGTTCACGCCACCTATTTTATGAATAAGTGCAGTTGTAGTTGGTATTATATGAATTCCCATTATTCCTCCACCCCTAAAATCGTAATTGTGCCGTTACTACCAGCACCAGCATTCTGAAAATAAAGTGTGCTTATATCTACCTTAGTGAAACCAATCGTTTCTTCTGCACCTACTGGGTAAACCACTACACCTGTTTCTCCCAATAGCATATTGTTAGTTGTAACGATAATGATGGCATCTCGTAAATTCTTTTCGGATGTTTCAAATCTGGTGGCGTTATCATCAGCCATCGTCATCGTCTTACTATAGACATTCCCACCAAACTCATTGAACATTTTTCACACACTCCTTTGCCCAGTTCTACTGGGTCTGTTATTTTGGGCGAGTATAAAGCCCTCGCCTATGGCTTATCGTTGGCTTACTGTTTACAATCCAGTTTCCCAAACTCTGTAGAGTATCTGAACGTGCATCACACCATCTCCAGCAGTTGGATTAGCCCCAGGCTGCATAAATTCTAGTGATGTATTGACAAACGGTATTGCAGTTGAATCAGGTTTAAGTATACGTACTTCGTCTTCTGATTGGTCAATAAAGTCAGTACACGTTGCCGTAGAACTTACGTTTGTGGACTGACTAGTGAATCTCACCCGATAAGACCCAGCTGAACCTACAGTATAGGCAACCGTGCCATAGTCATAGGCAAGAAATGCACCAATAAACTCTAGAGCTTTGCCTGCCCCTGGAGCTTCCACTAATACTTTTGGCGTGGTATAAAGTGCCAGTAGTTCTGCTGATGTAACTGTTACAAAGTTACGATGAATCTCCCAATTAAGTGCAGCTATATTTTTAGCCATTTCTCCTCCTAAGCGGATAACTCCGCAGTTGATTTAAGTTGCTGGTTGATAAGGCTCAGCCAGCAAAGCCTTTAGACTTATCTAGTCCAATCTCGGTTAGCCTCAATCAATAAGTAGTCCAAATCAATAGAGGCTGCCGTTGACTTCGCCCAAACACCAGCTATACCAGCTAGTAGGGTTGTGGTAGTTGCCCCAAGACCAGCACCAACACTCTGTTCCAGTTTTCCATTGATGTACCATCGAGCAGCACCATTCGGGTCAATCTCTAACCTTAGTATGTCACTCTCTTCAATTACACAAACCTGACTGGAAATTACACTAGCCGAGGTTTGAGTAGTATCGGTTGCCAGTAAGTAGGGCATATGCCAGTAAGTAGCTGACGAAAGAGTGCTATCCAAATGGAAACCAATAGAAGGAACTACCTTGGTAATCGTTCCCGTCAAAGAGGTTATTGGTTCAGCAACTTGGTCTGCATTAGCTGTGCAAAAACCGATAAAGACATTTTTTGTCGTCAATGCAGCCATCTCGACTCTCGTCTCAAGCACTAATGGCCCATTAAGGACAGGACTGAATACAACATTAGTACCAATCGCTGCCCCATCTGCGTCTGTATGTGCAGAGGCTTGTACTCGGATATAGCCACTTGACTTGTCTAGTGTATATACACCAGCATCATTGTTTACCAAGTCACCTGTAACCTTGAATGGCCCAAGAGCATAACCAGCAGCAGCCAATTCGGCAACTGTTATTGCTATAGGAATTTCTGGGCCTGCGAAGTCATCGAACAAGCGTATTTTGCCCGTTCCACTTTGTCCACTTCTAGACATTTTGTTTTTCCTCCTAAAAGAACTTTAGTTCTCTTTCTAAATTTTGTATTCGGATAATATAAGGAGCGGTTATTTGTCCCTGATGCACAGGGTAACGGGGAACCGCAGCAAGATTCTCTAAACGACAATCCCCTTTATTCCCGTTCAGAGCATGAATAAGCCACCCTTTAGGGATTTTACCGTGAACCTCTTGCCATACCTCACGATTCTTATTCATTAACTTGTTGGGGTTGTTGCGTCTGAGTAGATTTCCACACCCCAAGTATCCAATCTCTCACCATAAGCATATTCGTCATAGTGATAGATTTTCGTAGCTCCACCACCGATGTTCTCAGCTCTCACAGCAACCATTCTCGGTGCTCTGCCCTGTACTAGGATAATTGCCTCCTGTGCGAAGACTCCACCCTTTGCGTCACCACTACTATCTATCGTGATGTTTCCATCGGGATAGAGTTGTACACCAGCAATCATACCCCTGAATCCTTCAGAGAATACTCTGGCCGTCAAACCTTCCGCTATGGGATAAGTACCTACACCCGCTATGATTTCATCCTCTATGTCCTTAATTTGATAAGGATGTTCAACGCAACGGAAAGGTGGGTTGCCAGGTTCAGTTGTGTTACCCTGAATAAGGGCCACTGCGGCAGCTATATGCCCACTTGTTTGGGTATTGCCAGCACCACAGTATGAGTTAGAGAACCCATCGAGAACGGTTAATCCATCCTCATCTTTCTTTCGCTGTATTGCATTTTGAGCCAGTGAGCCGATTCTAGCATATGCGTTCTTGGATATTCTCGCAGCTACCCTGTCTGTTATACACGTCTCAATCCCTGCCGCAGTGGGTATGATTGTCAACAGTGTGTCAGATACTTGCTGCGGGTTGTCCAATTCGGTGGTTTCAGTTATGTCCTGTGCGGTAAGTTGGGCAAACGAAACTTCGTTCCAATTCAGACCAATACCCTCACCAAGAGTTTGCTTTTCCACCAGTTGAGGCATAACGCCTTCAAACTCCCTGACTATTCTCGCTGAAGCTATTACAGTTTGTAAACTATCAGCAAGAGAACCAGTAGTTGTATTACCACTTGCCATTTGTTGCCTCCATTATTTCATTTTTTGCAGAATCTTCTGTGCCCGTTTGTGGTCATTAGACTTGCCTTCACTATAACTTTTCATAAAGGCTTCATCCGAATCTCCACCAGCATCAGAAGTCCCACTATCAGCCTTAAAACCTGATTTTTCTTGAACTTTAGGTTGCGACTTCTCCTTCTCCACAGATTTAAGTTGAGCCATAAGTTCCATTTCCCTGGGACTCGTTGCGTCTAAAAGTTCACGGGCATCATCAAGACCAAGGTTATACTGTTTGGCTAAGTCCTTGGCTTGGTTATATTTCCTTTCAACAGCACCTTCTTCTTTTTGTCTCGTTTCTTCGAGTTGACGTATATCGTCTTCGAGTTGGTGCCTACGCCTAGTTTTGCTTTGCCCTTCAGCATCGCCTTCAAGGTCTGTTAGTTCTTTCTGCCGTGATTCTAAACGCTGTCTCTCCTGTGCTTTGTGAAGTTCTTGAAGTTCGCTTTGAACTTTAGAGAGCGTGGCTTCCGCCTTGTCTTTTAGACTCTGCATCTTCCTCCACTCATCCTCTGTTCTTGGTTTTGAAGTCTCCTTCTTCTCAGTAGAAACTACCTCGGAAGTTACCTTAGAAGTTTCCTCCTGCGGTATCTCCTGTGATGTTCCTTCTTGAGTCAATTCTTGCTCCATGTAATCCTCCTTTATTTTTGCCACTTTTAAGGTAGTAGCCACCATGCGACCCTACTTTGCTGCACCTGACCAAGGATAGGTTTTTGTAGTTCCTGCCCAAGGTGTAGTTCCCTCAGACCAAGGATATTGAGGTGCTGGTGTTCCCCTGTAATCATCCCACCAAGTTTCATCTTCTATTCCTCTAATTCTAGATTCCTCAACTGACCTTGCTGGTTGAGGTAAGTCTTTTATCCACGCATTTATATTATCCTTGATATATCCTTGAATCTCTGGGGAATACTTAAGTATGAACTGGTCTAGTTTTGCATTCAGGGTATCCCAATCTATCGGCAAATCCGAAGCCTCAATTAATTGGGAATAATATGACCAATATTCGTCAAGTGCTTTATCTTCTGGTTTGGCACTCTCGTTTAGATAATCTTCTATTTGTTTTGTTTGTACTGGGTCTAGAAGTGTCTGTATCTGCCAAATTGTGTTTCTAGAACCTGAATAATATGGTCTGATACGACTGCGTTCCTTATCATAGTCATACTTTGTTATTGTCCCATCCAAGAGAGCCTGTGCTGCCTTATTTAAGTCAGTATCTCTTGTCTGAATTGCCATATCAGTTACAAGGGCAATAACTTTTGGTAAATCGGCTCCCCTTATTAGCAGTTCATTCTTCGCTGCATCATAGATTGTTTTGAGGTCAGAATGATTCCTCATTAAGTCGTCTCTTTGAGCACCATTCAAACCGTCATAAGGTAAGTTATAATCAGACTTGGCATACTTCTCTCTTAGAGATTGCACCTCATACCACTTACTTGTAATAACATTCACGCCAGCGAACTGCCCTACAGCTTGAGTTATCATTTCCTCTGTGGTCATTTGAGTTCTAAGAGCCTCAACTATTGAGCCCGCAGTTAAGGGGATGCCTCCTTCAAACTCGTATGCTAATGTTCTCCATATCTGTTCTGGTATTTCACCACTTCTGATTTTCTGCCCGTAATAATCCTGGTTTCGAATTAGGTCAAGTTGAACTCTCATAAACGGATTAATCCTGTTCCATAGATATTGAGGCAATCCAGCAAACGGTAGAGGAACTGGCACTCCACTGAGTTTCTTGGGATAGATTGCCCTGAATAAAGCCCGATATGGCCCGCCAATGGGTATCCTTGTATTCCCTATCATAATAGATAGAAACTTCCCATTGTTCGGGTCAGGGTTAATAGCATCTAGGATGGCTTGCTCAACACTTTCTCCTCTTCGTTTTGCCCTGTCCGCCTGTGATAAAGCCGATACAACTATTGCAGTAGCAGCCATTGTAAGAATTATCTTTAAGGATAGAATTTCCTCTGTCTTCGCCTTTTGCCCAGTTATTAACTTTATAAATCCCTTTGTTGCATTTCCATAAAGTTCCGCAGGTTTGCGAATGAATGAATATGATGTTGGCAAAGCCCGAAGTAAGGTATGTCTTGCTTTTGATTGCCCTAATTTCTCAGGACTCATTAAAGGGAATACTTGAGTAGCTATCGTAGATGCAGAAACCTTAGCATCAAGTTCTGTCATCCCACCTTTAACTAAGGACGTCCATGTTTTAGTATATAAATTGTAAGTTTGCCTAGTTACTATTAGAAATGTGCTTTCTGTGAATTTACTAAAGCCTGGTATTTTACTTAGAAAACCGCCAGCAAACTCTTGTGGAGCACCACCAGGAATGCGTCCTAGAAGGGAGAAGAATTGTGCCCATTCTCCAGGATTCTTTTCTATATCTTTTGCTAATCCTTCAACCGTGAAACTTACTAATGGATTTCCCGATTCAATGGCTTTTTTAATCCCACCACCCATTTGAATTAAGGAACCAATCGGGTCTGCCAGAATACCAACTGGTGTTTGAACACCGATGATAGGTGAGAGGTCTCCTGAAAATACCGTACCTCTCATATTCTCAATAAAATTTAGAAAACCATTATTGCTGACTTTCAGTAATTCCCTGATAATATTTGCCTGTTCTGCTGGGAAGTAACGATATATCCCTTGCTGAACAAACACATACGGTTTTAGATTGGCAGCCTCCCATGCAGGTCTAAGGGCTTTGATTTGTGCCCTAACGCCATCTATTTCCTTCTGTATATCCTCAATTCCCATTCCTTTTCGTATGCCAGCAGCGAGTTTAACATCAAGGGCACTCTGGGCATCCGCCAAATCAACATCTTCGGCTGGACTATTCAGGAAAGTAGTAATCGCCTTGTTTAACTTTACATCTAGTGTGCCAGCACTACCTTGTAGAGAAGCAAGTCTTCCTCGTAATGCAAGCATCTTCTTGGCAAGTTGCGGATGAGTTTCTTGTATTGCTTCAAGTCTAGTCTTGCCTGCGAGAACAGTTCTGAAAGTTTCCCCAGCAGACATAGAACCTTTAGCACTATCCATTCCATAGATGAGTTTCTCTACATCAAGTTCAGGCTTGAATGTTTTATCGTATGCCATTCGCTCTCTTATAGAAGCCCAGATTCTTGTTCTAGCCCTGCCAGAGGCGATAGCCCTCATTTCACTCCCTACCGCTTCTATGGTATCCTCAGATATATCTATATTGGATAAAAATGCACCACTTACCTTAACAGGATAAGTGCCAATCTCTACCCCATAATTGTCTTTGATGAAATTGAGTAACCCCGTGTTACGGTCATTTAGTTTGGTAAGAACCGCCTTTTGCTTATCGGTCAAGTCGTATAAATCAGGATTATCTGCGATGTCTTTTAATGTCTTGGTAATTGGACTCTTTGCTTGCTCGGCAGTTCCCAGAAACTTAATCTTTACCTTGCCACCATTTATGATTCGTTGTCTCTTTATCGCAGCAGGAAAGACATCTTTTAATTCTCCGATTATAGAAAGTCTAGTCGGCAATGCCCTGACGGCAACATCTCCCCTAACAGCAGATTCGGCAATGTGAGCGACTAATATCTTTTCATTCTCACCTTTCATTAAAAGTCCTGGTCGTTCAAATTGCAGAATTTGCTTGATACCTGGAATTCTATTTAAAAGATTTGTAAACTTGCCAGGTCTATCCCTTTCAACAACTGTTCTTGATTGCTCTATAATCTTATCTCTTTGAGCGAAACTTGGTGTTGGTTTCGCAGCAGTCGGAGGTATAGGTGGAATAGTCGGTGGGACGGGAGTAGTAGGTGGGACAATCCCACCAGTAACTTCAGGAGTAACCTTACCAGTAGTCGTCTCCCATTTAGGAGTTCCAGGCGGTATTCCAATAGCATCCTCTTTATCTATTAAAACTACCTCTCCATTCTCTTGTCTCACCTGCCAAGCGGGAGTATTTTCATCTATTAATCCCTCTCCCACTACAGTTCCCTTTAGTGCATTGGGTTGTCTGCCCATTTCGCCCTTTAATTCAATATAATCACCAGTTTTAATCTCTCTTGCTGCTTTGGGTGATGGGTATTTAATTGGCATTTCCCCAGTAATCGTACCCTCTTCTGCCATAGCGGTAGTAGCATATTCAGGAACACCTCTCGTTACAACCTCGCCCAACATTCTCTGGTTAGAGGGAGTTAATTTGATAACGCCACGACTTTCAAGGGCATTGAAAAGTTTGACCCCATCTGCCTCCATCATCCCTGTGTATAAAGGAACTCCTAACGACTCGGCTTCTGAGAGAACCTTATCAATGGTCTGGGAGGCAAGTCCCTGCCTTCTGGCGGTCTCAGTAATATCAATCCTCCCCATTATTATGCCGTCAATCCCGAAGGCTTCAGTAGTTCCATAACTTACCTTGCCTACCACTTGGTCGTTTTGTAGGATTTCATATCCCTTGCCTACGTTGGTAGTTATGGGCTTAAATTCAACTCCAGGAACTTCGCCAGTAATGGTTTCCCATCCTGCCATTGCAGTCTCACGAACTATACCCTCAGTTTCTATCCCTGTTATAATATCATCATATAGAGGATTACTTTCGCCAATCTCTTTCTTGAGGGAGGTCTTAACCTTTTGAATGGCCTTAGAACTACTTACTATTGCTTGCCCAGCACCAGCCATTATAGTAGTCAGAAGAAATGTCTGTGGAGCAATTTCTTGAAATGCTTGAAGCCAAGTTATTTTCTTGTCTCGCAACCCAGCCTCTACTTCTATCGCACTTTGCCCCTTCTGGGTGATTGTTTCGGTTAATAATTCCTCTCCGTATATTGAAGCTATTTTCCCTATTAGTTTAGTGGCTATTGACTTACCAACTACCTTGGCCAAGGGTGCTGTTAAAATCCTCGCAAACGCCAAATTACTAATAGCCTCTGGTACTGCTTCCCAAAGTCCATACTTAAATGCCTTATCAGAGAAATCTTCTTTTAGTTGGTTTTCTTCCTCTTGGGTTAAACCTACACCTGTTTGTTGAATTCTCTCTTCGTTCTTTAGTTCAAGATATTGTTGCATTATCTGATACGAGGTCATTTGATATGCAACCGCTCCAGATGCAGCAGTTCCTAATCCCCAAGCCACAACTCTCATTCCAGGAAGAGGAATCCAACCAACCGCAGCACCAGCACCTAATCCAGCTCCCATAGAGACAATAGAATAAGATAGACTTTGTGGCATTTGGGCTAAACCTTGTAGAGTAGGCGAAAAGGGATAGCGTTGGGAAACATCCTGAACAAATTGGTTTATATCTTCATTAGCTTCAGAAATATATGTATCTGCCCAATTTTTATTAACGACACTTGCCCCACCCTGCCCCTGTGTTGCTTGTAGTATAGATGCTGCTAATTGTTTGGGGAGTTTACTTAGACTTTCCCCTATAACACTGGCATAATCCTTAGTGGGGACTAATTCCAACATCATTACACCTGGATATGGTAACTTAGGAGTAGTGGTTTTAGTAGATATGAAAGGGACACTCTCAAAAGGAGGCGCAATTGGTGATGGAGTCGGTAACACTGATACAGTTCCAAAGACCTCACGTAATTGGTCATTTGTAACATCTGGCATGAGATTCCTTAACAATGCCTCAGTATCATTATTCCAACCCACCCTTTGTATATCACTAAGAAACGCATCGGGTTTCTCCGCAGCATAACTTAAAACATCCGATGCTTTCTGGTTAGGGAAAATCCTAACAAGAAGATTCTCAAATTCTGTACCGTATGCAGTTTCAGAGGGTTGAGTAGCCATTCCAGACCAGGGATATGCTTTTCCAGTTGCTTGTTGAGCAGGTTGAGTTGATGTCCCAGTCCAGGGATATTTAGTCATTACCAATTCGTTACCCTCGTTGTAGGAGCCTGCACATAATAACGTTCGCCTCTTTCAGCAGGTCTTTGTCCCATATATTCTTGATAAATTTCAGGGGTTTCCTCTGATAACCACGCTGCAAAACCTGATTCTCTTTTGGTTGCTTCGGCTCTTGCTTCCTCTCGTGTTTCATATCCTGTTAATCGTGGCAATCCAGCTTCAAATTCAGCTCGTAAACTAGGATATTCACTCTGTATATATTCCAGTAAAGCCCCAGACATATCACTTTGTTCTTTTCTCCAGTTGGCAAAGGCCTCAGGATACATGGGAGTTTCGCCATATCGTTCCTTTGCAGCATATCGTTCCTCGGTATATCCTTCTTCACGCCTTCTGGCTGCCTCTTCAGGAGTTAGGGCATACTTTTCAGCTCCTGCCTCTTCCTCTAACGCTGTTCCATATTTCTGTTTCCAAATATCTAATTGTTTTTGTGCCTTATCAGGATTAGCAAGCCAATCCTCTATATTTGTAGGAAACCAATCAGTTAATTCCCCATAGGCACTTGCATATCGTTTGAACGTGTTAAATTCCCGTAACTGTTCCTCAGTATATCCTCTTGAATAGTATTCAGCATTACCCGCCCATTCATCCATGTGGGCGAGAAAGTCAGCAATATCCTTCGGAACAGGCCAGTTTTTACCATCTTTTGTTTTGAGGAATGCCAGATAATCGTTATAGTTATCTAATTGTGCCTGAGTATATTCAGCAGCAGGAGGAGGGGGAGTAGTTGTCAAGGTTGCTTGTTCTACTGGGGTTAAAAGGGATGCTTGCGGTGTGGGTTGTCCCGCCCATTTTGCTGCTTCTTGTACCCCATATTTTTGAGCAATAGTGGGTGTGGTCTGAGCAGTAGATGGAGTGGGTGTCGTTACAGGAGCAGTTGTAGTGGTTGCCGTGGGAGTTGTAGGTGTTGCCCCAACAGTTTCAAGACTTTCTGCCCCTAGTCCATAATATTGAGCCATCTTGAGAGCACCTTCATAGGTGTCTGCATGAAATTTAAGAGTTGTTCCGTCTTTTAGGTGAAGAATGTAATCCATTTATAACCATCCTCCAAAAATATCTCTGGGTTTCTTTCTCTGAAGAGGGACATTCTCAGGAAGTGATTTCGTTACTTTAGGAGGTCGCCCTGCTATATCGTATCTTGGTCGAGAAGTAGGAATTCGGGATTGTGGCAAGCGTGGTGTATTATCAGCCGTTACCCTTAAACCTTGAATTGGCTTTTTTGTGCCACTAAATCTTTCTACTAATCTATCCCTCATTTCTTGAATTAGGTCTGGCATCTTATCCTCCTGGCACTTGTGGTACTGGTGGAGTTCCCTCTGGCGTTCCCGTGGGTTGTCCTGGCATACCTGGTACCCCTTGCTGTTTCTGTAAATCCATTAAAGCTAATTGCTTTAGTAATATCTTCGCTTTATCATATTGTTTCTTTTCTATGTAAGCTAGAATTACATCTGGCAATTTAAGTTCAGGAATCGCAGCCTCAACCCCCTCTATATCTATCTCAGCGATTCGGGATGGAACATCCTGCTCTAATATCACTCTCTCCATAACATCCTTCTTGCTCATTAGCCCAAGTTGTAATAACATTTGTGCTCTCTGAAGAGCTTCTACCTCATCATAAACATCCTTCCGCATTAACTCGGCATTTACATAGAAATCATTGTCAAGAAGTTCGGGTACCATATCAAAAACCTCGTATGTTTTGTTAGCTACGGTTCTTACTGGTACGGTCAATCCCTGAGTTGTAGCCTGACATTTAACCATACGGCAAATTCTTGTATACATATCATTCAATGCTCCTACTATAGGAGTCTCAGTATCCTGCTTATCCTGACCCAAAATTCTAAGAGCCGCACCTGAATGGGCTGATGTATCGGGATTTAATTCAGCATAGGTAGCATTTTTGATACCAGTAGATATATCTCCCATTATTGCCATTAAACTACTTGGTATATCGGCTATCTTCATACTTTGCACCGTTTCTGATTTGGGATGACTCATCATAGCCCCAGGGTAAAAGTCTAAGGTTTCTGAAGTCATAACAGGATTTGTTCCATCTTCATAAGCATGGTCTAATGGTGCTTTTGCTATCATATGGGCATGGGTGGCGGTAATTGACCTCATTTTATTAAGACTCCTGAATCCCGTCTTCACATGGTCAAATATACTCTCACCCCATGAAGTTACCTGTATACCAGAACTGTCAATAGCCTTAGGGGCACGAGCAACAGGTTGTAAAATGATAGGAACTCCCTTAAACGGATGCTTCCACACCTTGCCGAGTCGAGTCTTATCTTCAGTAAGATATCTAACATTATGGTCTCTGTCCCAGTAATCACTCTTTGAAATCCCCTTTCCTTGTTCGTCTTTAACTTCTACCTTGTATTCATTCCATATAGATTCAGCACTAGGGAATGTCTCATAACATCCCCATGCCAAACCCTTACTGTCAAACTCAAAGGTTAGAGAACCAGGATATAAGGGCAAGAAATCCCAAACAATTTCGCCAGTTTCATCATCAAGATAAACTAATATACGAACAGCGATTCTGCCTATGACTGTTGCCTGCCACGAGGTAGCTGGTAATAACTTAACTTCTCCTATCATAGACAACCTTTCATCAGCTTTCCCAAATCCGTGATAGTACATATTCTCTTCATGGTTAGCTGTCTTTATAGCATCAGGATTGGGTAATGGGTTAGGTGGTAAAACATGAATATCTAACCGAGAACGATTTATAGATGCTTGAGTCTTGATTGCCAAGGCCACCATCTCTGTCCCCGTGATATTAATAGCCATCTTGTGAGTATCAAATATCTGCTCCGTGCCACTCCATAAGTCGTAGTTTTCTTTATCTTTGTCAAATAGTGGTTGGAGTTGTTGTTTTCTTTTTTCTACTTTTGCACTAATCTCATCTATATTTTTCAATTCAACCTCGCCATGTATTAGAATAAGAAACCTTGATTCCCTGAGTCCCTGATTTATATTGAGTAAACCCGAAATTCGCCTTGCATGCAGCCATTACTAAATCGTCATGTGAGCCTTCGGCTGCCTCCATCCTACCGTTTTCGCCAATCTGGAAGGCAAAAAACTCCTTGATTGCGGGGATATAGTGAATTTTCACCCCACTTCTTATCGCCTTCTCCATCTCTATGAGGTCTTTATCCCTTGTTCTTCCACTTTCTATATAACCTAACTTCTCTCTTTTCTTGTCAGAGCAGTAAATCTTCCCTTTATCATATCCTAAAGCCACCAAATCACCTAAATAAGTAGTCCCGAAGGCATCGGCACCGCCGATAACTCTCGGACAGTAGTATTCTTTTAGTAATTCATGGCTCATAAAGGCAAAGGTATCGGGTAAAATCTGATTGGAATGAATCACGGCACACAATTCTCGGCTTAAACCGTCTTTCCCCTCTATCCAGAGGACGGAATAATCTCCACCACGTCCTTCCGCCATGTCCACACCAGCGATATACTGGACTCCGACCTTCGGATGATGATAGATATGAATAACACCTTGACGAATTTCCTCTTCTTTAAGGGCTTCTTGCTGAAGTTTCTGGAGAATACCAGCGTCAAAGACTGTTCTTCCTGTAATCGGGCTTAATGCCTCTTCTTCTGTCTTGGGATAGTCTGCCTTAAACTGCCACTCTAAGTAATAGTCTCTTTTAACTCTCTCGAACCACTCATTATTTCTACTGGGAACGGCATCACAAGGAATGAAAATTGGATAAAAGTTATTTCTCCCTGCTCTAGCCTCTCGCCAAAGTGTCTTGAAATGAGAGTCTAAAATAGTCGGGTCGGCGGTTGAAACGACAATCCCGTGTGCCCCTGCATCTATTGTGGGTTTAAGATGTGCCCAGTTTTCTTTAGCGTTAGGGTGAAACTCATTCTCATCCCAGATTACTAACGAAGCAGTCTCACCTACTCCTGCGTATTCCGTTGAGGGTAAAGTATGAATCCGACTGTGTTTCCCCTCAAAATCAATCGAGAATACGCTATCGTGCCCTGTTTTCAGTTGAAGATACTTCGGTAACTGGCTATAAATAAACTTCGCCTTTCTTAATAACTCCGCAGCCTCAGTCTCCCCCTTGGAAATCATAATCACATTCCCGCCTGTCTTATAACACCACCAAATCGCTATTGCTGCTAGAGTCCATGAAATCCCAACCTGCTTACTTTTAAGAACGATTATTTGAGTGTGTTCACAAATCGCCTTGATAAACTCTACTAAATGAGGCCACATCACATACTTGATAATCTGATTCGTGGTGGCATCCAAAATCTTGACATACTCAAAGAACTTTAACGGATTAAGTATGTCTATCTTCTGGCCTATCTGCTCTATGATGGGAAGTTCTGTTTCAGTTGGCATTGCTTACCTATTATAGAAAAAAGACCAATCAACCTTTAACTGCATTACTCTCCACGTATTCGCCCTTAAATATACAAATGGCGTCTTGAATAAAATCACTAATCTAAAATATGCTTTTATATTTTCCATCTTGTTGAAGGAATCCATAATTGTGCCGCCTCAGTTGTCCCGTTGCTCGACTATCCCTAAACCAACCAAGTTCCCATATATTCCCCTTTATGTGGTGGAATCGCCAAATGTGAACCAAACCACAATCACAACAAGCGTCACTAATAACGGTTCTGCCTAAATCTATCCTTATCATTGCCCCATTCTTAAACTTTGGATATTTAGTTCGATTTGTTGCCATATATGCTTTGTACCTCTTTGGGCAGGGCTGGTGTGCTTACTCACGCCATTTGACGGAGTGTGCTGAGACTTTTTTCCCGCCAGTCTTGCACCCTGCCTTTAAAACGACTACCTGTCACTCAATTTATTTGCGGGTCTGGGGGTTGAACCCAGTCCTCTAGTTTATGAGACTAGCAACTTAACCGTTTGCCCTACCCGCTATACCTTTCAAACGGTAAATGATTTCCTACATCTTTAGCTTTGACGGTACCTTTTATTGCCCAAAAGGTTGGTTTTGTCGGCGGAAGAATCAAGTCTCTTTGCCTACCCCTTTGGATTTTGGGGTCTGTGTTTCCAGCACCAAGCAGCAAAACCCACCCTGAACCAATGATAGCCCCAGATAAGTCCACCTATTAGAATATTAAAGGGCATAGGAGCCATGAGTAATCTATTTTTAGGTAAGTCAGCATACGCAACACCATACCCTCTAGGATATTGAATCATCTCTGCTTCATGGTAATCAGACCAAAACAGGAATGGCCTTTTAGGAAGAACAAATTCTATCCTGACTTTATCCCCAACCTGTTCATCCTTCTTTGTGCATATCGGATAATATACTGATACCTCTAACATTCGCCTCCTTACTTTACATAATTACTATTTCTAATTCTGGGGTTGGCGTTTTGTAAACGAGGTTCGCTATATATCGTTGTTGTTGTTTTTATTGGTATGGTATTCATTGTTGATATTAAAGAAGCCAGCGAAGGAAAAGAATCAAGCCATAGATAGCAGAGACGCAGAGGCAGAGCATAAGAATAGCTATAATGATTCTCTTCATTCGATTGTCCTGACCTCGCCCTCTATCACCTTGGGAAGCAAGGCTCTATTGGCTATCTGGAACCGTTCTATTAGAAGGTCTATCTGGTCTGCACTCAACTGTATTGTCTGTGTTACATCAAGGCTAACTGATTGCACAGGCTTGCCCAGTCTCCTATTAAGCAGCTCAATTGCACTCTGTAAGGCTACTGTGTCGGCTGTATAGAGTCCAGTAGGTTCGTTACAATGAGGACAGATAACTTGCTTACCTTTAGACCACTCCTGAAGGTTGTGGATGATTTGTTCAATGTTAATATCCTGTATTGCATCTCTTAACTGTCTACCAGGCTTCTTTTTTCTACCAGAGCCTATACCACCCATGTATAACTATCCTTTATATATATAATAAAATAATTCATTAGATATATATAATTAATTAATAAGGATTAATAAATTAAAGGGCACACTATAATTATATAATAAATATAAATAATAATAAAGAATACTATTTCTTCCTTTTAACTCTTTTTGGTAGTCCTTTAGGAGACTGACCTTTAACATACTCGCAAGCTACCTTCTTAGACGGTAAGCCTTTACGTCTTTTAATACCACCCGTGCAGACTCCCTTCATAAGTTTGAATTGTTGTTTTGACTTCGCAGGCATTATTTCCTCTTCCTACCAGCAGCAGACATTTGAGCCATCTTCTTGGTACCGTATTTCTTACGACCTATAGTAGCAGCCACCGCAGCAGGATTCCTTGCTCCACGTTTAGCAATCGCCTTTGTTAAAGTCTTGAACCGCCCACCTTGCCCTAACGGTGCTGGCGTGCCTTTGATAACATAGCTTGAACCTTTTGTTTTTTGCGCTCTCGCCGATGTTCTTTTTACTACTCTTTGCATAGTTTCACCTCACATTTTATATCTAATTAGGAATTTTGTTCTAATTTTATCCTTGAAGCTAATTGAAACACTTGTTCTATTGACAAGTTAGAGAGAGAGATTTAGACTTAAGCAGTTCTTTAACAACTGAATATAGCAGGCGAGGCAGGCAGGGTAAAAGGAGATAAGACCGAGATGGCAAACTTAGCAAATTTAGTAAAAGCGTTCCGAACTAATGTCCGAGAAGGCAACCCTTGTGAGATGAGATTTGATGGTGAGACCATCCAGCTCTACCCTCTATTAAAACCCAATCATTCTGAAAACGACATTGGGGTTTGGAATAGAACTCGTGTGGGAATGGTAACAAAGCCTAGTAGTCCCAGAAAAAGCTAAGCCCCTAACAGCCCTGACCTCGCCCTCTATATCCAGAGGTTAAGAATACTCATAAGACCGAAGCGAGTCCAGCTCGGCAGAGTAAGGGAGAAAGGAAAATGGAATCTATAAGAACTCTTAACAAGCTTCTCAGAGAAAACGGGTTAAGCGAGAATACAGAGGTAACACGCTACAAGGGCAAATATCATTTACTGCACATTTGCGGAAATGGTGTACCCGTTCCCCTAATAATCAGCACAGACATCAAGGAAATCAAAGACCATATTGAAATATATCTTTTAGAGAAGTCAAAATAGCTATAGAGCGGGTTTGAAACCACGCTTCCTCTAGCACATAGCCAATAAGATAAAAGGAGGGAAAGGAAATGACAATAGAAACTCAAGGAAAGCCAAATTGTCAACTCACGGGTGAAGACGGGAATGTGTTTGGCCTAGTTGGTAAGGTATCCAAGACGCTCAAACGAGCAGGACAACCAGACAAGGCAAAGGAAATGGCGGACAGAGTATGTAAGTCTGGCAGTTATGCCGAAGCAATCGCCATAATGGGCGAATATGTAGAAATCTCATAAGTCCTGACCTTCATGGCAGGCTGAGAAGAAGAGGAAACAGATGAAAATTAAAAGTACATTACAACAGTATGGAACAGGAAGGGGATGGTTTATTACCTGCCCCAAGTGTAATACAAAGTTTGTAAGTAACAAGAAAGGGGTTTTCCGTTGCAATGGCATGGAATATAAAGACTGCCCATTTTGCAATGATAAGCCAGAACTTACAACAAGGGGGTTCAAAATGTTATGCAAGCTCTACTCACCCATCTGCGCATCAAATGACGAAGTCCAACGCTATTACAATGGCGATAAACAATGGACTGTCTGGACTTTTTCTGGCATAAAAGGCGAGTATCACAAGAAGGAGGAGAAATGAAATGTTGGGAATGTAAGAGACAAACAAACACAGCTGGTCGGGTTTGCTATACCGATGGCAGAGAAGAAAAGGTTAGGGATGTTTGCCCTAGCTGTCTAAATCTTCTCACTCTCAATCCTTGCCATTATGCCGAAGTTAAAACGATAACCCAAAGACAGATAAAGGGGAGGGTATAATGAATGACTTTATAGGTTCATTTGAGGCTTTCTTAAAGAAAGAAAACCCTAATGTTTGCCTCACTTGTTGGGGAGAGGGTAGATTAATAGAGGTGTTACCAATAACGGGATTTAGACATGACATCGAGTGTCCTGCCTGTAAGGGGACCGGAAATATAAAGGAGGTCAAATGAACAAAGAAGAAATATCTAAACTGTTAAAGCTCCCGTTTCCCGAACTGGCAAGGATATGCCAGAGTCCTGAGACTTTAGCAAGTGTGTTAAGCCTCGCTATTAAGATAGGGATAGGTTTAGGTCAGAAGAAAACTTGCGAAGATTATGGCAAGGCGTTCAGAGGATATACTAAAATCTTATTGAGTAATTAAAGGAGGTATGAATATGTATACAAAAGGAGAATGGAAGAGTAGGGAGGAAAGAGATGGGTTGGCTGCCGAGGTAATAGAGAATGATAAGGGTGTATCAATAGCCTTAATCTTATCCCTTGATGATTCTATGAAGCCCTTGCCACCAGATGAGGTTAAGGCCAATGCTCACCTAATCGCAGCAGCACCAGAGAATTACGAGATGAACTCGGAAACCCTAAGGCTGTATAGATATTTAAGAGACTACGAAGAGGCATTATGGAATCAATTAATAGATGTTTGCCCTGGCATAATAGACCATTGGGATAGGATTAAGAAGGCTCTAGCCAAAGCCGAAGGCAAAGAATGATAATCTTAATACTAAGTCTAGCATTCGGGTTCGGTGTAGCTTTCGGTATTATGCAATACTGGGAACGCTGAAAGGAGGGAAAATGAAAAGTATTACCAAAGATGATTTTCTTATCAAGACCACTCCAGCTTCTAATGCTGTCCTCTACTGGAAACATAATAGACAACGAATCCAACTTTTCAAAAGTGGAGACCCCATCAAGCGAGCAATTAAATTCAGGGATTGGTTAATTAGATGGTATGCTCACGAGAACTACAAAATGGATTCACAGAGGCATATCTATCAAGACCAAGTCAAAACAGGAGGGGATTAACTGCCCCTCTTCGTTATCACCTTCATCATCTTGATTCCTTAATGTTTTGCCATACCCACCACGTTATTAATACCCCAATCGTGGAGAATATGACTAGCAGTGTCATCGAAACCGCAAAAACGAATACCCGCCCTTTGTCGTAAACTAACGCCACGTAAAAAGCCAATGGCGTTGATATTGCCACCAAGATTACATCTACTAGCTTTATCAGCAACCATTTGCGAGTTTTCTTGTCTCGCCATGTTGCTTGGAGGCTCTTGAGTATGTGGAGGCTCATCATTAACCTCCGTTAGTTCATTATACATTTTTAGGTTTGCCTCTTCTGTATTTGCGGTGTTTATGGGGAATTTCGTTATAACTACACTGGCTACCAAGTCGTAACTGTAAATTGTTAAGGCGAGGCATTGAATACATCGCCATTAAAGCTGATATTGTATAGAATGTTGAGATATTCATCGCAGTATTATTTACTCTGATTGCAGTATTAAGTACCTCCAGAGTGATTCGGTCATAGTCCAATCAGTACACCAATAATCACCATAGTCAAACCACGCTGCTAAAGGGAAATACTCAGCAGGTTTATCTTCCACAATCTCATACTTTATACCTTCGGGAGGGTAAGTTTTTATCTTTGCTGTTGAATGTCTCCTCCGAATGGCTAATATTAGAAGTCCTGTTAAAATTCCTAGAAGAAAACCAAGCAAGTAACTAAACATTTATCCTCCCTTTTTAAGGCACGCATACAGGACACCCGCATCCTTTTAAGACAATCACACAGATAGTCAATAGACACAGCCATACTATGAAGAAAGCCTTTTCTTTATCTTCCATAATATCGCCACAGGCCAGAATGAACAGCCAGGATTCCCTTCACCCCTGCCTTCTGTTATCTCGTCTAGGAAAGCATCGAGTTTCACCACGTCTATCGGAGAATCGCCAACCCAATCATCTTTATTGTCCACGATTCCATACGCCTCATCTACTCTATCATCCCAAAACGCCCAAGTCAATCTCTGTCGTTTCCCCCATGTCATACAGGTTATACCATATTCGTCATAAGCGTAGGCATGAAGATAAACTCCATGTCCGCCTAGTAAATTACCACTATAAGGCATTATATCCCATACTTCGCCAGCCTTGAACTGCTCCATGTCCCGTTCATAAACCTTCATCCCGAAGTTCACTCCACCGAGTAAATGAATACAATGCTTCACTTCGTCGTGGTCTTTCCAGTCCACCGAAGCAAAGGCATAAATTGTATAAGCCTTACCACCGATTAGCCAGCCATCATTACGCCACGCCTTTAGGCTATTAAGAAGATACAAACCACTATCGGCTCCGCCCGATTCCTTGAAGTATTCGTCAACAACTTCTTGGTCTGTAATCGGAATCTGCCAACCTTGCTCGAACGCTTCAAACCTCAGGGTGTGATGTCCCCTAGCAGCAATAACACAATCTCCATACTGGTCATTGCCATACATAAAGTTATCCTCTACCCCTAGAACCTCATCTAAGTCATAGATAGTAGGCAACTCAGGGAGTAATTCCTTTCTGAGAATAGCTTTAAGAGGGATTGTTCTTTTATCTATTACCGCAGGCAGTTTTCCTAGTTTTAATTCCATATTACCTCGCTACTAACAGAATAATCGCACCTATGAACGCACCAAGTATGAAATCCCAGAAGTCTAAATATCCTTCATCATCTTTTCTATTCCAACTTATATTCCAGTGCATATAGAGTATAAAGTTCACAATGGATTGCCACAGTTCAAACAGTCCGAAGGCTATGAATAGAGTTATAGAAAGTCCTGAATAATGAGGATATAGAAGAGCACAGATTAAACCGCCAGAAATGTGCCAGGGAACAGTAAACTTCCGTGTAAAATGTTCCCCAGCCCACTTCCATAGGTCATTTAACATTAGAACACCGCCTTAATCACTCCTGGTGAAGCAGCACGTAACTTTTCTTCTTCGTTAAAACTCGGTGGTGCAATGACAGCACTAGTTAGGCCAACTGTCCAATCAATCAACGTGCTGGATGGTACAAAGCGAACCAGTAACCCCACATCAAAGGCCTTTGCCAAGTCTTTTAGCGTATTCAATGTATACTTACCATAGTTTGGGTTTTCCCATGATGAAACTAAGGGCTGTTTCACACCCAATAACTGGGCAAGCTCAGACTGCTTTAGGTTCTGTCGATTTCGAAGCGAACGAATCTGGAAAGCAATACCTACGTTAATATGCTCGTCAATAAACTGTTCACGGAAATCTTTGTCTCTCAAGTTTTCCCACATTTGTTCCTGTTTAGAGTTCATGCTCCCTCCTAGCTTTTTCTAAGAAGCTGGAAAACCACGAATACGCTTTGGCTCTTTATTTCATGCATTATAACTTCGCTCGGCCACATAAGACTTTATCTAATCCTTATCCAAAATCACCGGCAATGGCAGCAGGATTAACTAATCACGTTTGGACGATTGAAGAAATTGTAAGATTGGCTGAGTGAGATTAGAATATAAATACCCGCCAGTAGCTCAGTTGGATAGAGCACCTTCCTACTAAGTCGGTGGTCATGGGTTCAAGTCCCATCTGGCGGGCACGCATTATAAAGGAATGCCACTCCTCAATGGTATTCATAAATTCGTGAATATCAATTACTACGCCTTTTAGGATTTTCATTGAAGTTCAAGAGGAGCTAGCTCGGCTTCTTATCAGCGACCCGCCGATGTTGGTTTCATCAACCTAATCGCACACTAGCCCAATTATCTAATCATTAAGATTTAACATCTTGGCAACAGGTGGAAGAACCCAAATGGCACTTAGAAGGGCTACAAAGATGTCTTTGATTACCACTTCCGCAGGAATGAATTTAGCCACTAGTATAATCCCTGCTACAAGAAACCCTGTTACAATCGCTTTTGATTTGTCTTCCATTTTACCTCCTTATTATTTTAATCAAAACCCTCTTTAAGCGAGGGTGGATAAATTCATGCCATAGAGTACAGGCCACAACACAGATAGGAATACACCACCATTCAATCATCTTCCGTGCAATACTGCTCAATTAAAAGTTGGGAGTCTTGATACAAATCCTCTAACACAGTTGGGATTAGGTTATCAGTTCCGCAATGTTCCAAGAGCGTTAAAACCACATCACAACGATTCCTTATAGACTTTATAATCTCAGCTAATTCATCAGTATCCATACCATTGATGGTTGTATCGCCTACCATTGCTTCAGGATAGCTTGTACTTGTTTTCCAATTAGTAAGCGTAGTAGAGTTATCCATAAGAGCAGATGAACAAACACAATTCTTAAATTCTCTATTACATCCTCGGCAGATTACTTTTGGCATTTATATCTCCTGAAGGAAGGTAAGGGCTGGCTTATGCTTATCCCATTATTGCAGAGGCTTCGCTTTCGCCTTGCTGCCCTCACCCCATAATTAATCATACACCTCATTGTCAAGTCTAACATCTTCTATTTTTAATGTCAAATTAACTATAAAATCTCTATAAAATGGCAATAATTAAGTTTTAATTTCCCCTGAAAAGCGTTCTTTTACGCCGTTTTATATCCCCCATTCCTTGAGCTTGGATTGCCACCCTCTCTCAGAAAGAATGATATAGTCTTTCTCTCCTAGATGACGATGTTGTTCTACCCACTCCCTCACTTCCTTCAACATAAAGTTTCTGCCAGCCTTAAAACTGATTTCAGCTAATAATTCCTCTCTTTCCCTTAGTCCTGCAAGAGTGCCATTATTTAATACTTCTATAGAAATTTTACTGGTAGCTTCCTCAATACAAGTTGTTAATTTAGATTCCATATTCCCTCCTTTTATTTTCTTGCCTCCTTTAAAAGATTTTCTAAAATGCTAATTCTATTTTGTAACGCCTTTACATAAGTCCCCCTATCATGTTTCGCTGGCGGAACAGCCACAAGGTTTTCCAGGCGATTATCTGTTCTAATTCCGTTAAGGTGATGAACATACCACTTTTCAGGGATTTTACCATGAGCTTGTTCCCATACAAAGCGGTGCTCTAAAATATATGCATAACCTTTCTTGTAATGAGGATTAGGGTTTTTCATCGCTATATACCCATCTTTACTTATAAATTGATTGTCGTTTAATCTTGGGATAGTTCGTTTAGCTTTTCCCGCACATTTGTGACATCTCAAGCCACGCCCCCTAGAAGTAGGGATACCACAATCCATGCAATAAGATTGGGGCTTGCGAAATTGAACACCAGCACAGGGACAACACCTTGTCCCCTTATAACTTATAAGTTTCCCACAATCCAAACAAGGATGTCTATGCTTTTTGAGCCACTCTTTAGTTCTAAGTTTTGCCTCTTCCTTATGTGTTTCCCTATATCCCTTGCTGTATTTATCAAGTCTATCTTTATTCTTGAGATAATAACGTTTATTATATTCACTCTTGTTCTTATCCATAACAATATTATACTATACTTTGGCTTACCACACAAGTTTTGGAGTGGTAAGTCTCCCTTACCCATCTTCTAAACGAACTTTTCTTACGCTTCAACCCTTTAACATACATCAACGCTTCTCTAGCCTCATCATCTAAGGTATCGAAGGTTTCTCCGGCCTTAATCTGAGCACACAATAACTTTCCCGCCGTGCCTGTTCGTTTAAGTCGTTTATCTACTTCAGCCCAGATAAGTATAGGTTTTACAAAGGATGCCTCAGTCTTGATAGTTCTTTGTCCCTCATTATCAGAGTATAATTCTTTAGGCCACCTGCCTGATTGTAATACTTCGCAGTTCGTTAGTATCCAAATTACCTGCCAGATGCACCACTTTATCTCAGAGAAATTATACCACTCTTTACCTATACATAGGCGATAATCGTGGCAGTTATGGCAGTTTCCTGAGTTCATACTAACTCCATTTAGCCAGCTTTTGTATTGTGGTCATTGCGGTCTCTTGGTTTGCCAAGGATAATCTGTCCACCATGTCCCTGCCATTTTTCTTGTTTTCATTCCATCATCCTCACTTTGTCTTTAATATCTTGAAGCTGGGCTTGGGCTAGAAATGCCTCCCACTTTGTATTATCAATCATCGGTCTTTTGTACCATTTTTCTTTTGCTTGCTCTATCTTCTCATCCCTTATTACCCCCAGCTTCTCTATTTCTTGCTTGAACCAGGCCACATACTCTTTGTGGATTTGGTCGGCCTCCTTACGATAAACTTCCTTCACCCATTCATCTACTTTCTCCCACTCAATCCAATCTATAACCACTCCCTTTGTTTTCCAGATATAAATTTGCTTTGCCATCTTCTCTCTTAACATTGTGCCTCCTTTACTCCTGTATATTTGGACTTCAGGGATTGCCAGTTAAAAGGTGAATCGGTCTTAACCCAGCATTGCCCAGATTTACAATAGCTTTCAATCTCCTCAAATATCTCCCTTATCCTCTGCTCATAATAAGCTGCATCGGCATCATTTTGAGCAGCCATTCCAGCCAACATTAGGGGCGTAGTTCTAATTGTTTCCTCCTGAATGATTACCTCTCTGCCCAGAAACATTATCTTAAATTCACTTAATATCGGTGGTTTCATTGTGCCTCCTTCTTATCCTTGATTAACTTTTCTCCATAAAATCGGCCTTGAACTGCGATGTTTCTACTTACGTTATCAGGAAGGGAATCTAAAAAGCATTGACGGCAGAGCTTAGAACTGCAATCGTATGTCGGCTTTTTACATTTGATACATTTACAGCTCATTCCTTATCTCCTACCAGATAAGTAGTAATATCAATAAAGCCCATAGAGGAGATAAACTACCAGTAACATAAATAGCAAAACCGATTAAGGCACATATCCCAATAGTAGCCAATGCTTCTCCTAAATATTTCATTTCCCTCCTTTATCCTTCTACTCTTACTTCGTCTTTTGTGGGTATTATAACAAACTTAGGACAGCCAAGCGAAGTTGGTGGGTAGTTCTTCTTCTCCCCATAACTGGCTGATACACCCTGGGAATAGGTCTTGAACCAGCAACCTGTTATTGCCCCAACTCGTTCCTTCTGCTTAATAATATTGGCATCACTCAATTCTAGGTAAGGTACTGTATGAGTGATAATATCATGCATATGCCCCATCCCATATATTCTAGCATCAAAGGCACTCATAAATCTCTGCAAACGGTTCATCTTCGCCCCTGGCGTGATAGCCCAGCCTGAACCATGAGAGAACACACACTTATAGACATGATGTTCATTACTGTTTTCTCTAGAGAATCGCAGTTTCACCCATGTAGAATATCCTAAGTTCGGTAGTTTCAGCCTATCGCATAGATTTGTTTGGACATCCGTATGAAGGAATCGTCTTATAGCATCTTCGTGATTCCCCTCAAGTAGTCCTATGCACTTATCCACTATGGGAGAGAATAGCTCAACAAGTCGTTTAGTTTGTTCCTCAGCCACATTATCCTGTTTGCCTATAAGCCAATCTGCTATGCTCTTGGAATCCCATCTTTTATCAGAAGGCGTAATGAATTCTCCATAGTCTCCCATGCCAATCCATATCGCCTGGGGGTTGTCTTTAATCTCAGTGATTATCTTCTGTAGGTCGCTCTCCGTGCAATGCTTAGTCCCGATATGCGAATCGCCAATAGGATACAGTCTGAACTCCCCTTCGCTTCTCACATAGATTAAGGTTTTCTCAATAACCTCCATTATATCTCCTTGCTCATTTTGCGGAACTCATACTCATTTCTTGGAGTAATTGTTTGATTATGATTTCATCTAGGGCATCGTCTCGCTTTTTATATAAATGTGCCCGAAATTCAAGAAGGTCAAAGCCTTTGTCGCCTAATTTCTTTCTCATATAAGCCGTGTATTCATTCCGTCCATCGCCGTGTCCCCAACCGAACTTATGATGATACCAGCATAATGAGTCGCAGTTCTCAGGGTCGAACCTTGTATTCTCTCTGCCACGCCCCCAATAATGGCTACAATGCAAACCTCGTTTGTTCTCGGAATAATCCTTGCTTCCCTCTTCCCTTTCCATATCACAGGCTACGCATCGCCATCCATCCCTAGCCCGAATGAAATCCCTAAAGAGCTTGTCTGTTTTCCTCTCTTTGACCTTCATACTAACTCCATCTTCTTGAGAATCTTCTGAAGTTGGGCTTGGGCTATCGCAACATGGTCTGCGTTTACACTTATATCCGCATCATAATAATGCCCCTGCACTTCCCTAAGAACATCATTAAGTTCCACATCCGTCAATAGTTCCTTCTTAATCTCCTCTTTGAGAACACTAATCACATCGGCAACGGTATCCTCAAGCGTTCTATGCGGTGTCCTAAGTATTTCCGTTATCTTTTCTCTCATAATCCCTCCTTAATAGGTTTATCTAAATACCCTAATTTATGACAGTCATCGCAAGGGCGATTGTTTCGCCAACCTTTGCCAAAACAGTTTCCACATTTAACCACTTCCCTGAAATCGGTTATCTTTACACCTCCCTTTATCTTATAAACAAACTTATGGCCCATAATAGGACTCTTGGTTTCCTTAACACTACCCACTGTGAGCATAGTCATTTCAGGGTCTTCTCCATAAGGGTCTAATAGAATCTCGGCATCAACAAAATCCTTAGAGGGATTGCCCCCACGTCCGTAGTCAACACCAGGGTTCTTCTGTAAAACAACTATGGCTATCCCATTCCCTAACGCTCTTTTGATTTCCTCTAAGATAGGACTTATCAGATAATACTCCCCGGGTAGGTTTATCCAGTCAATAATATAGAATCCCCCAGGTCGTATCTGTTCAGCAAAGTCTTGATATACAGGAAGTAACTGAAACCTCTCTTTACCTTGCTCATCTACCCATTTAACCCAATCCATATTGTCTAACCTATTGAGAAATCTGGGGGAGGGTTCAAACTCCCCATCCTTACCCATTATCGTATATTCATTCCCCATCAAAATAGGGTTCATGTCAAGGTTCTCGGACGTTATATTCATACACATATTTGTTTTCCCTTTATTCTTGAATCCTGAAAACATCCATAAATCCCCTTGCCTTAAAACAATCTCATTAAAAAAATCCAATGGTTCTAGGGTTTCTCTATCTAGTGGCGGATTTAATTTAACTACTGGCCTGCGTTCCCTCCCAAATATTTTAATTGGTTTAGCTATCTTAACCTTCCTATAAAGTCCTCGCCCAATCTTTTTTAATTCTCTATCAACAACCATCCTTTTAATAGCCATATAAAAGGTTGAACTACTAGCATCTATATCATGCTTTTTTCTGAACTCCTCTACACGGAACTCCTCTAATTCTAAATCAATCCATTGTTTAATCTGTTCGGTGGTTAATTTCTCAGTCATAGGATTCCTCTTGTGAGTTTTGTGAGTTTATATTTAATCATATCAATTTTCTGTGAGTTATGTTAGTTTATGTGAGTTTCACCAAAGCTAATTGGTGAGTTTGTGAGTTTCCCTTTCTGTATCTATCCACTCTTATCTCCTGTATAATAATTGTCGCTTCTTTAAAACTCACGCCCTACTCCCCTCCCCACCCATCCATTATAACTAATAAGATAATACTATTTATATTTAGGCTTGTATGCTTTCTTGGGTTGTTTCTCTTCCAAGGCGAAGATTCTCTTCTCAAGGTTAAGCATCTGCCTTCGGCGTTGCTCTACTTCCCAGTTAAGCATCTGGATAATGTGAAAATGACTTCCGAGTGTTCTGCCGACGGTTTCCAGCATCTCTTTATCTTGGTCAAGGTTAATCTCCATATAAGTATTGTCCAAAACCTTGCTAGCGATAAACGATGCTATCTCGGCTATATGGTCATCTTCGGCGATACGAACCTCATCGGTAATAAATATCCCGTTGTCAATAACGACTTCATGCTCACAGATTCGGTCTATGAACTCTATTGCTTCCTTGGATAGGGTTATCTCTTTAGCCATCTACTCCTCCAGTCATACTTAACCCCAATTCATAACTGTTGTATAAACTTTTGACATTTCATTCCGTTGGAATTTTTCGGATAGCTTTCTCATTACAGCAACTTTATCAAGCCTTATATCTATTTCTATTGCCCTATACTCAATTAATACTCTTTCTCTAAAAGCAAGTGTGTCTTCAACTATCTTAATGCAGGACTCAATTAAATAATGGTTTGCCTCGACCTTATGAGCTTCAAATTCCTCTAGTAAAAGCTGTTTTATGAAATCCACTGTGAGTTTATCGATGTTCTCTAGAGCATTCCAACAAGTCGCCAAGATGGAATTCCTTGAAATACCTTTGCCTTGAGAAAAATGGATTATCTCGATAGTCTCTGGTTTACATTTGTATTGAATAGTCCTTTTGTCTATAGTTTGGAGATACCAAACAGCACCTTCTACGCCCGCATAAGTGTTATTGTCCAGTTTCCGTAAGTTGCCTTCTAATTGTTTTTGAAGGGCAAGGTAAGAATCTTCGTAGTTTTTATCTATAGTAGCTAGCAACTGCACTTTGGATAATCGGCAATCTATTTGTGTCGGAGGGATGATATTTCCTGCGTTTGTTACGCCAAATAAAAGAGCATACGCCAATGGCACATCATAAATAACAAGGTGAGGATTCCGTGCTCCATATAATTCAAAGGATAAGTTAAAATTATGGCTGGTGAGCAACTCGCAGATATAATCAAAATCATTATCTGCAACTTCATTCCACATAGCAAAAAAGTTACCCCATTTTGAGCCAGCATTAACAAAGGGCATCAACCTCGTTTTACAAGTGTAAAAAATAGTGTTCCCATCAGTGTAGGAATAAACAAGTATGTTTGTGCCGTCCAGTTTCTCAAAGATTTCTATTTTATTGGCAACAGGGAAACCATACTTTCTTTCACCTGTCTGTGTGGTAGTAAATGGGTAGTGCATTTTGGGCGTTCCCATAATAAGTTGTTCTTTGACTGGGATTCCATTGATGTGAGTAATTATCAACGCTCCATAATATTCAGTTGCCCTTCTGGAAATATATCCCCTAACTTCGTTTTGCGGATTGAAGGGGTCTATCTCACAAAATTCATGGTAGTCTTTCCCAAATAATTCTTCGACTTTCATTCCTTCTTCCTGAGTCATACTAGCTCCATTACTTCTTGCCTTCTTCAACTGTTAGCCCCAGTTCTTTGACTATAAACTCCAACTCATCTATGGTTCTTGCAGGGCGAATACGAAACATCGTGGTAGATTTCTCGCCTTTCTTATCAAATATAAGATTACGAACACGCCATTCCTTTTCAATGACACAGCTATTGGCATAAATAGACTTTCGCATATCTGCTACGCACTTTTGTCTATCAATCTCCGACATCCCAGGAGCGGGACAAATACAATCCGCTCTAAGTAAATCTTGCCCCTGTCTCTCCATAGGGTTAGTCATTTAATCTCCTGTCTAACTGGAATATCAGGTTCAAAAAATCCCAGTTTGCCTTTCATTGGTATCGGCTTGTCATAAAGAATAGGATTAGCCAGCAAAAGACCATACATACCAACCTCATGCCAGACTGAATAGATATGTGGGTCTTTGGCCGAGGGATTGCGATATTGACAGCCGATAATATCAACCTCACCGATGATTGCTCCCTTCACTAGACTTCTATAAAAGTCCTCAGTGCGTATCATGTCCCAAATCTCCGTGGATACTCTGTGATGAATAAAATTCCATGCCCCATCATCTATGACCTTGCTGGCGTGAATATAAATCCGTCTTGGCGTGGCTGGATAATTCAAAAGCGGCGGCATATGAATATGCCAAGTGCGATTCTCCACATCTTTAATCCCTTTACAGATTAACCATGCCCAGGGTTGCTTAATACTGAGTGCTTTCATCTCTCTCCTCTCAAAGGATGGGCTATTGATAACTTATATTGCTAAGATTCAACTTGGTTATAATCAGGGGCTTCAGCAAATTCAGGAAATTCAAAGAATTTGCATTCCCATACGGGCATAGTCATTCCATTGATTTTGCAGGTTCGGTAATTTTGCTCTGCCAAATCACAGTTTTCGGGTGTATTGGGTTTGAATTTCCCACACCTAAAACATAAGCAATGCTCTCTGTGCTTCCCTTTTAGGGCTTCGTCCACAAAAACCCATTCTCCGTGATGTGTATAACCTATAATATTGCCCATATTTACCTCCTATTTCAGTCATTTCTCTTATAATCCCCATTCCTTGAGGTTGGCTTCGGGAATTTCTTACGTAATCCCTCAAGTAATCCAACCGTATAGGATTTTAGGGTCGTATCATCACTAATAAGTGCTAACCTTGCCATTTCTTCTATCACCTTCTCAATTCCCTGCTTCTCACCAAGAGCGAAGGAGATTTCAGCTTGGGCTTCCCTTCTATCCTTCTCGACTGGAACAAATGTTGGTTCTCCTGCTTTGTCTCTGCAAATCTGGTCTAGTTTATCCCTACTTATTACTGTATCTCTCGCTTCCATATTCACCTCTCCTTTCTAGGAACTATCTGTATTAAGGCAACGATGGTAACAGCAACTACAACTACTCCCGCGATAATCAATGCTATTCCTATGTTCATTTCTCCTCCTTCTTCAGACATTTAACAAAGCCTGCCTTGAAGCCTTCTTTTCTAGCCTCGTATGCTTGATAGTTGCTGTGTAGTGCAATCTTTTTAGCAATATCAAGTAAATCATCACGGAGAAAATCTATTGGCGGTAGCACAGCTCCACATTGTAATTCACCATCATCACTATATTTGCCAGAGCAAGGATGTGCTGCCCACAATCTTCTACGTAGTTCTAATTCTTTAGCTTCCACATTCCCTCCGTAACTTGTAAATCTCAAGAAGATGCCTGAATATCATTTTCTCTTTTCTCAGGTCTGTTCTAATCGGGGCATCAAACCTATCATCTTTAGGCAACCATAGAATCTGATGTTCTTTTGCTTTTTGTCCGTTTTCTGCACCTAAGATGTCATAGCCCCCAAGCTGTAACCAATGGCTTTCGTATATGCCACCGCTAGTCTTTATATCAATTCGTCTTTTCCAATTAACTACAAATATGTCTGGTTGCCCACCAAACCTAAATCGTTCCGAAACAAGCGGTTGCTCAACTATCAATTCTAGTTCTTGTCCCCTTGTCTGTTCCCACCACCAATTAAGAAACTTGTTGAAACATTTACCAACAGTCTCATTCGGTATCGTGAATACCTCGCCCGTAAGAAACTTCATAATGCAATCGTGTGTTAATGTTCCTATATCCCCAGCATTATCTCTCTGCTCTCGCCAGTCTTTGCCTTGCTGACCTAACTTCCACGCCCAATCTATGAGCTGTGGTTTGTCTAGGATATTGCAAATTGTGGTAACGCCAGGGACAATCTCACCCGATTGTAACTTGTAAATATTAGCTGGCATTTATCCCCCATTCCTTGAGCTTATCCTGCCACAAGCTCAGTTTGAAATTACAGAAATCATGGTCTTCACCTTCCAAGAAATAGAGGTCAATGAAATCCACCACTTCCTTTCTTCCCTCTTGTTTACCACCCTTAAAAGAGAGTTCAACTTGGTCTTTTATAGCTTCAAGAATATCCTCTAAAACCTTTTCACTTAGGGTTGTTTTAGCTTCCATTATTTCTCTTTCCCTCCTAACTTCTCGGCTTCACCTACCAAGCCATCTTTGTTCATAATAGTTCGGCAAGTATTATAGATTTCATTGAATATCTCTTTATCGAACGGCGTGTTTTCTTCCGTGCAATGATTATAAACCTCTACTGTGGCCTTTATCCTGACCTGCCGTTCTATTGAGGCTGTCTCCTCTGGAGATTTGCCATAGGATTTCTGTGGCCTATTCTCACTGGATTTGCTCTGCGTGGCAAGCATATAATACTTCCCGTCTCTTGATACTTGCAGACTATCCTTATCTAGTTCAACCCCTTCCTTAAATTCAGGTTGGGTGAACATCAATAAAGGAATCTCCGAGCCTTCAAGTGCTATATCCCAATATTGCTTGCCATCTTTCTTTCTATTCCGTGATGTGATTTTGATTACTTTCATTCTTCCCTCCAAAGAATAACGGTATTTTCAGATTCTTCCATTTCCCGTGCGGGCTCAATCTCTTTCAAATCCTCACTTCCACATGACGGGCATTTCCCATCTCTCTGTTCACTTCGGGTCTGGTCTGTCTCGTGGAAAGTTGTTAAGCAATCCTGACATTCAAATATCATTTTCCCCTCCTTGCCAATTCTTCAAAGTCTTCTTTAGTAAAATAACCGCCTACCTTTTGATAGGCAGATAGAGTATCTTCTACCTCTGGTGCCCATCTTCCTAGAAGCCTTAATAGGAAGACAATCCTTTCATCTAGTGCCAGCCTCATATTAGACATATCAATTTCTGTTAATATATTTGTTTTCATTTTGCCCTTCTTTCCAATTCTTCATCAAGCCGATGTTTGTATCCATGAACAAAAGTATCCACATATACGATATGAAGCCACGTCTCCAACCATTTCCAATGAGCCTCTGCTACCTTCTTAATGTTACTCAACTTCTCTTCATTTGCCATTTCACCCTCCTCTTATATCTTTAATACTTGCTTGTGGCATCCAGTCTCCTGGAATTGATTTTGTTCTATACTCTTTTATATTCCTCTTAGCTGGTGGTAAGTAATCGCTCACTTTATCATCTAATACCTGACATTCTGTCATATACTCGCACTCTTCAGAATGCTCACAGCACCTTCTAATTACCTCATCTATTTCCTCACCGTCTTTAACTGTGAGCTTCGTTAGATATGCTTGTTTTAACTTCCGCCGTAATAAGATTATCCCTTCGGGTATCATTTCTCCCCCTCCCAAAATGAGAACCAAGCCATTTTCCCTGACATTTCTTAGAACACCAAATATGTTTATATCCTAGTTTTAAGTTTCGGTTATACAGAGAAGATGGTCTTAAAAACAACTTATCACATCCCTCACACTGAAGTTCAAACATCTTCACAACATTAACCTTATTCCAGCAACCTTTACATCTCTTTCCACTTCCGATTATCTTCCCGCAATCCTGACATTTGATAGGATGATAAAGAGTTGTAGGTAAGTTAAGTTTCTTGAGATGGATGCATATGCATTGTCTACTCACACCCAAGTCTCTTGCAATAGTCGCTGCCTTTCTATCAGGGGCTAATGTGCGAATAGTTAGAACAGCCTTTCGTGTTATTTGATTATTCATTTTTCACCAGTTCGGGATTCTCATAGATGTTGCTGATAACTTCCATAGATGAACTATTATCAAATCCCCATGAGTCGCCGTTTTTGTCTATCAACTTGTAACGAACACTAGAATCATCCCAAAGGATTTGGAACAGTTCTACTTTGGGACAACCGTAATCTTGTAATTGAACTAGGAGAATATCCCCCTCATAGATTTCCTTGCCGTTCTTATCGTGGAGTCCTGTGTATTGAAGGAAAATCAAGTCAGGGTCAAGAAATCGACACATCATAGTTTGATTAGCCAATAGGCGTTCCCATGATAAGAATGTCATCACCACTGGGTCCCAAGCTCTAAACTTAATCTCTCTCATTTCTCACCTTTCCTTTAATCGCTGAGTAGTGGGTAGAAGTAGTCAACTTTGAAAGACCACATGAGAATCGAACCCAATTACTGCCTGAGCTACAGCCAGACACCAGTTTTGTTTACCCATATCGCTAACTCCTACCCACTGTCCATACTTTATCACAGCCCCTAAAAATTGTCAATAGCCCCTCTAGCTTTGGAAGAGAATTTAGCACAAACGTTTCTAAAATGGGCAACAAAAAAGTTCCCGCCCTCTCTTTATAAGAGAAGACGGTTATGATATAATATACTTATGAAAGACCAAATGGTAGAGGTTATTAAATCACCTGAAGCACCTTATCTAGTGGGGAAGCGAGGTATTGTTTCCCATAAACAAGGCAATTGGTTTTGTGTAAAGATAGGAGATACCTTCACTCATTTCCGTAAAGACCAAATTAAGGTTGTCAAAACCCCCTAGAAATCGCCCCAGTGATATGTTATTAGCTTTGCGATATTGCCCTTGAAATGAAAAGGAATAATCTAGGGCATGGGGTTGTTCTCCCTCAACCATTCCTCAGTGTAACTTTTCAGTTTTAAAGTCTTGTTGGTTTCTTCCATTCTGCGTCGTCCATTTACCACCAATGCACAAGATTTCCAAGTTCCATAATTACCATAGCGAGGAAGGTCGTTAATAGAGTAACACTTCGCCAGTTTAATTTCATTCTGGATTCCACCTTAGTTATCCGCCCATCATGCTGTACAAGCACATCAGATTGCTCCTTGAGTGTGCCGTTTATCTTCTCTAAGTGTTCCTTGGATGTGTTACAATCTTGAGCTACTAATAACAATAATTCTCTATCGGTCTTTGCCTCGAAGTTAATTTCAGCCATATCTCCTCCTAAAGCATCTTAAAAAACGAACCTCTTCTTCTCAGTAATGGAGAGGCTAAGGTTGTAAAAAGTTTAGCATATCCATATCCTGTGCCTTCTGAATTATCAGCGTATGCCCGAATTAAGTAGGTTGTTTCTGCAACTAATCCTATGATACCTAATGAATAAACTCCAGCACTATAAGAATCGTCCTCATAGATAACGGAATCGCTTGTCGTAGGAATTGCAGTGCCATAGAAGTTAAACTCCCATAGATAAAAGTCTGTGCCTGTATCTCCACCATTCCACTTGATACGAATACCATCCACCTGACACGCAGTAAAGGATTTTGTAATCCAAGTATCCTTTGTGATTACTCCTGAGAAGATATTGGTATAACTTCCCCCAGAGTATATATCAATGGCAACATTGGGATTTTGCGGATTACTTCCAGCATCAATAACTCTGGCATACAATCTAACCGCATCCCCGTAAAGAGAAGTGGCAGGATAGAGATATAAATAATATCCTGTCCAAGATGTGCTTGCTGCTGATTCTAAATCATTATCATACGCATCAGATTCAGCAACCCACTTGCTATCAGGGTCACTGTGACTTGTCGGGAGTATCCAATCGTCTGCTGTTTCCTTATGGCAGAATCCCCTTCGGGTAACTGTCGCCCCACCTGTAGATATTATCTCTCCGTTTCCCGTTGCTGAATCATTATCAATACCAGTAGGATTATTTGTCGTATCAACAGGAATAACTACCGTATAGACAATTTCTACATAGATTTGGGTACATCTGAGAGGGAAAATAAGTTCATGTTCAACATCATAACCAGCATTTCCACATACCCCAATTTGCAAACTATCTGCTTGTTGCCAAGTCTGAACTTCAGTAAAGGTCGTGTTATAAGATGTATAAGTAGTGCTAGGAGTATTGGAATCTCCATAATAATCTACTCCACCCGTGCGAAGGAGAGTTTTGCAAGTACCCTCGAAAGAATCGCTCTCACTTCTACATACGATATAGACTTTTACAGAATCAATTTGTCCTACATCACCGATATTAGGCAACCCGAAACGGCAATTCACTCCTGCAAGTTCAGATGTAACAATATAATCGGTATCATCATTACTGATTGCCTCATCCACATTTTCATAGAAGTAATCTCCTCCAGGCTTACTCCAAGAGGTAGTTAATTCATCACTGTTGGGTCGTAAGGTTAAAGTCGGCATATCACCTCACGATTTTATCTATTATCACAGGTATCGCAAGTTCGGTATCAAAGGGAGTCTCAGAAATGAAATACACGAGAACAAACGAATCGGCGTTTTGGGTAGAGTTTATCCCATAAGCAGGATTATATAATTTAAGTTTCCCTGCCTGATATGCCTCTAAAGCCTGAAGGGACACATAACAATTCGATGTCGTGTAGTTTTGCCCCAGATACTTACGGACAACCGTTGCTTTCTTAGCCGTTACATTAACAGCCATCAGTGCTGCAACGTGCATAGACTGAGGCGGTTGCGGTGGAGTTGGTGTAATCGTAGAGTTCAAATCTAATGGAACTGCCTGTTCTGCGTTCCATTTTAGAAAGTCTTGAAAGTCCATATTCTCCTCACAGATTGGGATTGACATATTCCCTTTCTGGATGGAACAAACTTTTCCAGTTATAGTGTCATAATTTAATGTGTACATAGGTTCATCTCCTTGGGCAATCCCTGAACTCACAAAAGGGTTACAGGATATGCTCATCACTAACATTAATATCACTCCTAATAGACTAAACAATATCTTCATTTTCCTCCTTATAATTCGGCAAGAAATTCTATATAAGCCCCCCCCCT